ACTTCATGCATCCTTGTTTAATTTTAAATAACGCTATTTCAACTTTCAGATGATTCATTGTCATCTCCTTGTTCGTCATCGACTGCGAGAGCAGGCGGTGGGCACATCAATTCTCCTGATTGGTGCAAAGCAATGAGACGCAATGCGTCTTCTCCTTTGCCTACTCCATCAGCGATAAGACACAGCATATCGTATATTCTACCTAACATGATGAAATTTACGACTGCATCATTATCGTTGATATCTTGTACTGATTCATCATTCATATGTTCTATGCCTTAGATAGTGTGAGTATGTGCTTGGGTATAGGAAGTGTACCATGTCTGCCACCGCGTTTGCGTATTGCATAATTTCAGATTGCGCTGTCTCATGCACCCGCAATGCACAGAAATGTAATACAGCGTTCAGGCTTACTGTCCACCTCCATCGGACATACATGCCGTACGCGGGTAGAAAAATTCTGGCCTGCTCGGGTGATACCCCCATTTGTAAAAGTTGCTTATAGCGCGTTACAGAGTCATCCACATGCTGCTTCAGCAGATTGTGGATAAGATTGGAAGTATTAGCAGAAAGATTATCTCCACTGCCTTGTTTCTTATTTTCCGGCGCGGAACGCCAAACCTCTGGTAAATAAAATTGCGGTTCTTCTGTCACGTAACGGCGCGAAGACTCATTCCATCCATTTTGGTCATCAAGAAAAGTACTAGCAACAGCATGTTTATACCATTGGCGAGCAACCATCAAAGGGGCATAAACCTCAAAAGTCATAACACAATGTCTCAAAGTAGAATCATGCTTATGTTTAATTAAAAATTCAAGGAGTCTCTGATCTGAGATTTCAAGAGTATCTACAGATTTATCATAAGAAACCCTAGCAGCATTAACAACATCAAGATCAGAACCCATATTGTTAACTAGTCTTACATAACCTTTATCTAGAACTTCTGTAAAAATTTGGAACTCCTTGTCGCCGTATGTTCTTATTATATTAATAGAGTATACTTATATGTATATATTTAATATATATAAATATGTTCTTATATATACATATAAAGAACAGTATAATAGGTATTCATTATGAATACAACACAAAAGGAGAAATCGTTATGAATTGGTTAAACAACACAGCACTTGGAAAAGCAGTACAGTCCTATGTTAAAGTATTTGTTTCAGTTGTGCTAGGATTATTTCTTGCAAACGGAGCAGATGTGTTTGCAGTAGATGCTGGAGACCTTAAGACTTGGCTCGCCGCTGCTTTAGCCTCTGTGCTACCATTGATTGTTACAGCACTTAACCCTAGTGATTCAAGATTTGGAAGAGGAACTAAATAATGCCTACATCAATTAATGGATGGGAAGTTCTTGACAACCCACCTTGGGGTGATCCTAGAGCAAAGAATAAGAAAGTTCCAGCAACTGGAACAGATCTTTGGGTAAGAAAAGAAGCATGGCCCTTATTCGCAGCATTAGTAACTGATTACAATAAAGCAATCAATAAAGTTACTTCATCTGACGCTTATGATTATCGTCAAAGTAGAGTAAATGACCGCTGGTCAAATCACAGTTCTGGAACCGCCATTGATATTAATGCTAGTGCAGAAGGTGCTACTGGTCTTGGTTGGACAAAGTGGTGGAAGACTCTTGATAGGAATCGCAAAGCGCAGAGAATTTGCAAGATGTATCAAATTGTTACATGGGGCGCATGGACTGGAATTGCTGATGATTCACACACATCAGAAAAAGAAGGCTGGGACGCTGGTTCTGCCGATGCAATGCATTGGGAATTAAAGTCTGGAACAACAGTCGATGATGTCAAGAGAGTAATTAAGTTTCTTGGTATTAATGCTAATGGTGTTCGTACAAATGATATCAATGGCAAGCCACTTACAAAGTAATGAATAACACACTCCTGATATAATTAATTTACAAAACTTAACAGGACGTGATTCATTTGGATGCATTTCAAATCCTTATAATGACTGGAGCAGTAATTGCTGCTGTAACAGGAATAATAGTTTTTAGCATGAAGATTGCTAAGGGGTTAAAAAGGATTGTACATTTTTTAGATGACTATAATGGCGAAGAAGCACGACCAGGCGTACCTGAACGTTTAGGTATGTCTGCTCGCATTTCTCAATTAGAAGATTGTGTTTCTTCATCTAGAGAAGAGTTAGAACAACTTAATAAGAAGGTTACTTTTATTGAAAAAGAACTTCATCCTAATCATGGAACCAGTATGCGAGATAAAGTAGATAGAATTGTTTTACGCTTAGACACTGTAGAGGAAAAGATTATAGATCATGTCAGCAAGTAGTTACGATATTACCGTTCAGGTTGTAAATACTATTGACAACATAAATATACAATATGACAACTCAGTAACACAAATTACTATTACAGAAGTTATTCCAAGCATTAGCGTAATTGAGGTTGGAACAACCTTTGCTCCTCTTCTTTCTGTTAATGGTTATATTGGAGATCCATTCTTTACTGCCTCCACCACGCTTGGTACAGTAACTCCTAATGATGGAGTTTATAGTTACAATTTTTCTCATAATCTTCATTATGCAAATCCAGTAGTTATGTTATATAATTCTAGTAATGAAATAGTTAATGCTCAGATATCTGCGTCAGGAAGCGAAACAGTTACTGTGAAAGCATTACAGGATCTTAATGGATATAAGGTGGTTGTTCAAGCATGAGTAGTCCAGCAAATACATCGTTTCAACTTTGGAAGGGCGATACCCTTAGATTTTCTTTGTCTCTTAAGACAAGTGGAAGTGCTTACAATATTCCTCAAACAACAGTTTTTGCTGGAGCAGTAAAAGAAAAAGGAACTACGTCTACGTATTCTATGACTGCATCAGTAACATCTGCTAGCACTGGAGTGGTATTGTTTACTCTTCCAGCCACAACATCATCCCAATTATCTGCTGCAAAAAACTGGGTGTACGATGTTCAAATGACAGACTCTGCATCAGTAGTAACAACATTGCTGTATGGCAACATTTTTGTTACTGATGAAGTAACTTCATAATACGTTCTTTATCTTTTAAAGATAAATATTTTTTAACATTACAAGCAAGACACCACATGCATGGCTCTTCGGTTTCTTTTTCTTTATCTACCCAAGGAACCATTGGTCCGTCTAGACTATTCATTGGACATAGGATTGATTCTGCTAATCCTTTTTCAGAAAGTCTAAAATATTTTTGCAAGTCTTGTATTGTTATCATGATGATAACTATATCACATACATTTGCTGGAACTTAGAAGTGCTTAGGATATACAATATAGAAATGCTGTCTTCAAGGCCAGCACAGAAATTTATTAAGGGAGCAAGAAAAAATGACAGTTTCGTTACCAACCGCCTATCAGCAAGTAATCCATAAAACAAGATATGCAAGATGGATGGAAGAAGAAAATAGACGAGAGGACTGGAACGAAACAGTTGATAGATATGTTGGTTACATATTTGCTTCCATAGAAAAACATAATAACTATAAGTTCGATGAAAAGGTTAAGAACAGAATTCATAATGCTATTCTTGCTATTGACGTTATGCCGTCGATGCGTGGATTAATGACCGCTGGTCCAGCCCTTGACCGCGACAATACATGTTTGTACAACTGTGCGTATCTACCAGTTGACTCCCTCCGCTCTTTTGACGAAGCAATGTATATTCTTATGTGTGGTACTGGAGTTGGATATTCAGTAGAATCAAGATACGTTTATCAACTTCCAGTTATTAATGAACATTTTGAAAACTCTTCTAGCACAATTTTTGTAGACGATTCTAAGTCAGGATGGGCTAAGGCTTTCCGTGAACTTATTGCTTTACTCTATCAAGGTCAGGTTCCATCTTGGGACTTTTCTCAAGTTCGTCCAGCGGGGGCAAGGCTAAAAACTTTTGGTGGTCGTGCAAGCGGTCCAGATCCATTAGATAGATTGTTTAAGTTTTCAGTAGAAACCATTAGAGGCGCTGCTGGAAGAAAACTTACGCCACTAGAAGCACATGATATTATGTGCAAGGTTGCTGAGGTAGTTGTTGTTGGTGGAGTTCGTAGATCCGCAATGATTTCACTATCCGACCTTGAAGATAGAAACATGGCTTCTGCAAAATCTGGATCATGGTGGGAATACAATGGTCAACGGGCATTAGCAAATAACTCTGCGGTATATGATCATAAGCCAAGCATGGAAGTCTTTATGGCTGAATGGAAGTCTCTTTACGATTCCAAGAGTGGCGAGCGTGGAATTTTTTCTAGAGATGCCGCACAAAGAGTTGCTGCAAAAAATGGTCGCAGAGAGTCTAATGTAGACTTTGGAACTAATCCATGTAGTGAAATTATTCTTAGGCCATTCGAATTTTGTAACCTTACTGAGGTAATTGTTCGTGAGACTGATACGGTTGAAGATCTTCTTGCAAAGATTGAACTTGCTACAATCCTTGGAACAATTCAATCAACATTTACTAGATTTAAGTATCTTCGCAAGCAATGGCAAAAGAACTGTGAAGAAGAAAGACTTCTTGGAGTGTCTCTTACAGGGCAACTTGGACATCCTATTCTTAATGGTTCTTCTGGTATGGATAAGTTAGAAGAAGTTCTATGTCTTATGCGCGAACGTGCGGTTGAGGTAAATAAAGAATGGGCAGCAACTCTTGGGGTTAGTCAATCAGCAGCAATTACATGCGTAAAGCCTTCTGGTACAGTATCTCAGTTAGTTAACTGTTCATCTGGAATGCATCCTTGGCATAGTCCGTATTATGCTCGTACTATTCGTGCAGACAATAAAGATCCAATTACAACTTTTCTAAAAGAAACTGGAATTAAAAATGAACCAGACGTGATGAAGCCAAATGATACAACCGTCTTTACATTTCCTATTAAGGCTCCACACGGTGCTGTTACAAGAACAGACCTTACTGCAATTAAGCATCTTGAACTGTGGTTAATGTATCAAAGAAATTGGACAGAGCATAAGCCATCAATTACTATTTCTGTCAAAGAAGATGAATGGATGGAAGTAGGGGCATGGGTATATAAGCACATGGATGAGTTATCTGGAATTTCTTTCCTTCCATATTCAGATCACGTATATCAGCAAGCGCCATATCAAGAGATCTCAGAAATAGAGTATAATGAGTTATTGTCAAATACTCCACAGACACTTGATTGGGCATGGTTATCATACTATGAAACAGTCGATGGCACAACTGGTAGCCAAGAACTTGCTTGTACTGCTGGAGCATGTGACATAACTCAAGTTTAATCGGAGGAATGTTGAAATATAGCGATGTTATATTTAGAGATGATCCAGTTATAGTATGGTCTTTAGACGATATTAATTCAACTTCATCATCCAGTCTTCCAATGACCTATAAAAATAGGTTTACTTATACTGCTTCGATTAATACTACATATTCAGATGTATCCTCTCATCCAATGGTTATGGGTGGCGATTCTGCTTTGGTTTTGCTATCAAGTTCTAGTGCTGGATTATCTATACCAGCATTAGACCTAATGTCTGAAATATCAAAAAATAAAACATACACAATAGAATTTTGGTTAAAAGTAAAAGAAATAAATTCTAGTGAAGCAGCAATAATGAAAAAAAGAAATTATTCAAACTGCGGACTA